TCGTAGGGGATCATGCGCGCGGGGTCCAGGCGCGTGTCGGTGATTGGCTTGCTGTGCAGCTGGTACTGCGAATCCCACTCGTTGAGCGTGCGGCACTGCCGGCGGCGCTTCAGCATCTCGGCCTCGTCGAAGCGTTCCGGCCAGGCGCTGCCCGCGTAGCAGTCCACCACCGCGTCGGCCGGCTTGCGCAGCTTCAGCACGCCGTCACGCCACGACCATTCGCCCGCAGCCAGCAGCCGCGTCGGCTCGCCTATGCCCGCGAACACCAGTTCGGGCTTGAACGCGACCGGGTAGGTGGGCTCGGTAGCCAGCTCGATGCGGTGCTCGCGCTCGAACATGCGGATAGTCAGGCAGTCCGCGCCCAGCCGTTCCTGCTCGTCGTAAAGGCTGTCGTGCGTGTGCGGGGTGCCGATGTACAGCTTCCTCCCGCCAGGCACCAGGATGTGCGTCTGCTCGCCCAGCCGATACCGCAGCTTCTCACGCGCCTCGGGCGTCTGGATGTTCTTGGGCACCTCCACGTCGTCGTTCTGCACCTCGTCGGCGCGGCTGGACGTGATGTTGCTCAGGATGCCCGCAGCCTGCATCGACGGGTTCCGCTCGTCGTCGGCGCCCGGCCACCACCAGAACGACACCTCGCCGCGCATGCAGCCGGCCGTGTCGCGGGTCAGCGGGTGGCGCTCCAGCACTGCCCGGGTGTCGCGCGCCGTCTTGTGCGCCGTGCCGTCCTGGTCGCCCTGGTGCAGGATGCGATAGGTCGGATCCTTGTAGTATCTCCAAGCGTTGTAGACCGCCAGCAGCGTGGACTTGCCGAAGCCCCGGAAGCACCGCAGCACCGCCAGGTCGTCGCGCGTGGCCAGCCAGTGCACCGCCAGGCGGTGACACAGCGGCACCTCCCACCGGCGTTCCTCGGCCCACAGCTCGAAGAACGTGGGGAATTCAGCCTTTTCCGACCGTGCGGGCATCGAATGCCTTCTTCCGCGCCCCGTCCAGGGCCCGCTGTGTGGCTGCGGCGGCGCGCCTCTCGGCGTCGCGGATGCGCTTGTCCAGGTCCGCGTCCTGCTCGGGGTCGGTCGGACTCTTGCCGCCGTGCTTGTCGATCAGGTCCAGGGTGTAGCGCAGCACGCCACCCGTGGCCATAGCGTTCTTCTTGCACCAGTAGCGGTCGCCGCGTTCCTGGTGCGACAAGTCCGCGGGCGAGTGGCCGTCGCCTGGCCACTCGCCCGGGTCGGCCTCCAGAATGAAGGCGTCGGCCAGCTGTTCCGACAGTTCCTGAAGCCGTGCGGCTTGGTCTTTGCGCATCAGTTCCTCCCTGCGATGTCCTCGAACGAAGGCGCCCGCTCAGGCAATCCCGTGCCAGGCTCCCACCAGTATTCCCCGCGCCAGTCCTTGCGGTGCTTGTTCTTGATGCGCGACAGGTAGCCCGGGCTGACGCTCTCCTGCAGCGCGTGCAGGCCGGCGTGGTCCAGCGCGCTCTTCGCGTACCACATATTGACCAGCGGCGCGTGCGAGCGCAGGAACCGGATTGACTCCGCGCCAATGTGCGTGCCCTTGCCAGCCAGCGTCTCGTCGATGTTGCCCTTCGTCAGCTCGTACAGGTCCGACGCGCTGCCGAACGTTGGGCCCAGCAGCAACCGGCTGAACCCGTCCAGCGGGCTGCGCGCGTCGGTGGTGTCGGTCAGCAGCAGATCGCCCACGAACCCCAGCCCGCCGCCCTGCGCGAACGACCGCAGCCAGAACTCGTCGGTTGTCATGTCCACCGGGTCTTTGCCGGCCACGATGTTCTTGGACTGGAAGGCGATAGCCCCCAGCGCGGTCAAGCTCACCATCAGCGCGCCGCCGTAGGCCAGGCGGTTGGCCATCGCGCCGCCGCCTTCCATGCCCTGGGGCGTGTCCAGCATGCGCCGCCAGTGCCGCGAGATCATGGAGATGGGGAAGCTCTTGAACTGCGCCACCGCGCGCGACAGTTCGCCGCCCACAGTGCCCGACTGGCGGCCGCCGCCGGTGGTGATGGCGCGCGTCGTCAGGTCGGGGTTCAACACCGCGACCTCGGACTCGTCCACGATCATGCCGATGTAGCGCGCCACGATCTCGCCCGCGCGCGGGTCGCCAGTCTCGTAGATGCCGTCAGGAGTCACGAAGTCCATGCCCCGGAACTGCTCGGGCTGGGCGCGCCGGATCACCGCCCAGTCGTCGGGCGTGATGCCCTTGCTGCTGAGCCGGTAGCGGTCCCAATCGTTGAGCTGGTCCCAGGCCTTGGCACGCAGCCGGCCCACACCCTGCATCATGGTCAGTTGGAACCCGCGCCGCAGCGTGTCGGTCCAGGCGTTCATTAGCGACAGCCGCATCGTGGCGCCGGCGATGCGCCCGCTCCAGGACTGGGCCACGTTCTCGCCGCTCCAGCGGTTCAGGTCGGAGATCAGCGACTCGGCGATCATACCGTGCGAGTTCATGAACTCGCGCGCGTCCTTCGATGCGGCCCGCCCGATGTTGGCCAGCGCCTGAAAGTACGGCAGCCGGTTGTAGCCGACCGTCACCGCGTAGGTGCCAAGGTCGGTGATGCTCGACAGCACGGCGCCCTGCAGCTTGCCGAATACCTGCACGTTGCGGGCGTGCTGGCCGATGCTGGCGAGCCGCGCATACTGGGGCGACCCGGAAGTGCCCGACAGCACGGACCACTGCGCTTCAGGGCCGGCCATGTTCTCGGCGATCTGGCCACCAAACGAGGTGCGCGCACCGTCTGCCCGCTCGGCCAGGTCGAACTGCAGCCGCATCTGCGCCTCGGGGTTGGGCCCGTAGCGCTCGACCAGGCCGATGTCGCGCGCCAGCCCGCCGATGTGGCCGATCATGGCGTCGTACATGCTGCCGGTGCCGAAGTCGCGCTGATAGGCCAGATAGGCCTCGCCGTCCTTGAAGTGGATTTCGCGCGACTCGGCGCCCCGGTTGGCGCGTGCACCCGACCCGCTGAACGCACCGGGCGCGCGCTTGTTTGCGCCGTCGCTGCTGATCGTCTCCCAGGCCCCGCGCAGCACGTCCAGCACCTCGGCGTCGTTCATCTGCGCGCCGTCATCGCGCACGTAGCGCTTGCGGTCCAGCAGCGGCAGCACCTCGTTGGCCCAGGCGTCGCGCCCTTTGCCCAGCACGCGCATCTGGTCGTGCGCCTGGGGCAGGTAGCCGTAGTCCAGCCGGCCCACGTCACCGCCAGCTTCGTTGAACCGCGTGCGCATGGCCTCGGTGACCTTCAGCCAGGCCTCGGCACCAGCGCGCGCCTCCTTGTTGCCCGTGCCCGCCTTGCCCTGGCTGTAGACCTCCAGCGCCAGATCGCGCGTCATCACGGGGTTCTGCGCGTCGAACAGCACCATCAGCGCCTGTCGACCCGCGCTGGCACCTTGCCGGCTGTCTGCGGCCTCGATCAGCTCCATCAGCTGCCGGGCGTTGTCGCGCTTGATGCCGTCGATGTCGACGCGCGTGCGTTCCATGTCCTCGACCAGCGTGCGGGCGCGCGACCATCCCTTCTGGCGTGCGCGCGCGTCGGTGATGCGCTGCTCCGTCTCGGCGGTCTTCAGCACCTGCCGCTGTGCGTTGGCCACCTTGCGCGCGGCATCGCTGGCGATGTCGGCCGCCGCTTGCTGCGCGGCCAGCAGCAGACGCTGGTCGGTGGGGTAGCTTTGCCAGTTCGCGTCGCTGGCCGCCAGCCGGCGCATGGTGCCGCGCATGCGTGCGTCGATGTTGCCGGCCTGGGCGTCGGTCAGCGCCTTCCCCCCTGCTGCGATGCGGGCCTGGTCCAGCTGCGTGCGACACTTGGGGTTCATATGCGTGAGTTCCTCATCACTGTGGCCGTGTGCGCCGCGATGGTCGCCATCGTGCCCCTGATGATCTGGGGCGGCACCGGGTCATGGAAGCACGCCATGCACGCGCTGCGGTCGTACCTGGGGATTCTCGGCGGCTTGGCCGTGCTGGGCGGGGGCTTGGGGCTGCTCATGGTGCTGGCCGACTGGATCGGCTAGAGCCCGTTCATCAGCGCGCACTCGGCGGCCACCTGCATCAGCGGCGCGTCGGCGGCCATCTCGTCGGCCTCGCGCTGCACTTGCGCCAGGAACTCAGCCACCGGCAGCGGCGCGTCCATGTCGTCCATGCGCACCATCAGCTCGGGCATGTCGCGTTGCACCTGCTCGATGCGTGACAGGGCTGCGGTCGCCTCGGCCTCGGCTGCCGGTGTCTCGGGCGTCGTGTCGTAGAGCGTGGCGCCGTCGCGCATGGCCGTCTCGACTTCCTGCAGCGCGCCCTGGCGCTCGGCCTGCACCTCGGCCGCCGCGCGCTTGGCGACGTCAGGCTCGGGCAGACCCTGGCCGCGCAGTTCTTCGGCACGCCGCAGGATGGCCGCGCGCAGCTCGGGCGAGATCAGGTTGCCAGCTTGTCGCAGGCAGGTGGTCAGGCTAGGCATCGAATACCCCCGTGGCGGCCACGCGGCCCAGTGTGTGCGCAACCCAGTGCATGTAGTCGGCCGAGGTGAACGCAGGCGGTCCGATGCGTCGGCCGCCACCGTTCGGTTCTTCTTCTGGCGCGTTGGCATCGCGGCCCACCAGAATTGCGCCGCTCGATGACCCGGCCGCGGCCACGATGGACGCGCGGGCCACCGACTGACCGGCCAGTGTGCTGGTCGTAGAGGTGCCCGCCGCCGGGCTGATCGTCGCGGTGCCTGGCGGAATGACCGCAGCCAGCGTGCTGGTCGTGCTGGTGCCATCCGCTGCCGTGATGGCCGCACGCGCGACGCTGCGACCGGTGAGCGTGCCCGCAGTGCTGGTGCCGACTGCTGCTGTCAGTGCGCCGCGTGCGGCGCTGCTGCCGGTCAGCGTGCTGGTGGTGCTGGTGCCTGCAGCGGCGGTGATGGTGCTGGCCGCCTCACCCGCAACCCCGCCCGTTGCTTCCGGAGCAAACGGATACGGCAGCCGAATCGGAATCACGCAGGCCAGCCTGTGCTGAAGTCGTAGGCCAGGACGGCAGCGGGGTCGGTCAGTTCATTCAGCGCGGCCACATGCTGACGGTAGCGCGTGTCGCAGGCGTTTTCGCGCCCGGCGGCGGCTTGCAGCATGCCCAGCAGCAGCCCGACCGTGAGCGGCACAGACACGCCGCCCATCGCGTTCCAGTTGACCGTCTGCCCGGTCGCAGGATCGGCCACCGGGCTTTCCATCGTCGCGCCCTGCATCAGCGCGAGCGTGGCGAATCCTTGCAGCATCGCATAGCGGCCCCTGCTCTTTTCGTCGCTCTGCCATCGCACACCGCCGAAGGGCACGCCCTCGGTGAACTGCCTGCGCTCGCAGTCTGCGCGGATGCGCGATGCCATCTGCGCCTGTGCTGCGGGCAGCATGGCGGCTGCGATCTGCTCGGTGGTCGGCTGTGGCTCGGTGGAGAGCCAGCAAAGAACGACAGCATAGCCGTCCCACATAAGCACAAAATCGCGGTCCATCTTGAACCCCAAATGATTAAGCGCTAATTCCATCACAACTGCTCCACAACGCCAAACCAAGACTGGTTTTCTTGCAACCCCAGGGCTCCGGTTTGGTTTCGGTACTGATACACAAGATAGTCACCCGCAGCTAGATTCAGTGTTCTGCTATTGGTTGCAATTGGAAAAGCGCCAGCAGAGCCAGGCGTAATCTGTCCTAGCAAAACAAGGGTGGCGCCTGCGTTTTTGTATAGCCCAACACTTATAT